TGGGCGAGACCATGACCACCGCGCATGCGCTGGTCAGCTCGGAGTTCTTCGACAAGCTGATCAGCCACCCCAAGACCGAGGACGCCTACAAGTTCTACTCGGCCACCGGCGGCCAGCCGCTGCGCGAGGACATGCGCCGCGCCTTTCCCTTCGCAGGCATCCTCTTCGAGGAATATAACGGCTCGGTCACACTCTCGAACGGCACCTCGGAGCGCCTGATCCCCGCGGGGGAAGGCATCGCCTTTCCCCTCGGGACATTCGAGACCTTCACCACCTATGGCGGACCCGCGAACCTGCTGGAGACGGCCAATACCGTGGGTCTGCCGCTTTATGCCCGGCAGATGATCGATGCCAAGGGCCGCTGGATCGACCTGATGACCGAAGGATCGATCCTGCCGGTCAACAAGCGCCCGCGGCTGGCGATCCGCCTGCACAGCTCGAACTGACGGGTAAGGCAATGTCGATCTTCGCCCTCGCCATGGACACACTCTTTGGAGATCCCAACATCGCCCGCGATGCTGTCTACATCGCGGACGCGGGTGCGCCGGTCCTGATCCGCGTGGTCACCCGCCGCGCGGACGACATCTCCAACTTCGGCGACGCGCGCCTCTGGTCGGAGACCACGCGGATCGATCTGCGCGTGGCTGAGGTGCCGGGCCCGCGCCCCGGCGACCGTGTCGAGATGGATGGCGAGGCGTTTCTCATTCAGGGCGAGCCGGTGCGCGACCGTGAACGGCTGGTCTGGACGTTGGACCTGAGGCCGGCGCATTAGCTTGGCAGCGTAAGACCAATAGCCTGTCGGGTCAGGCTCGTTTTATCAGGCGGATTAGGAAAAGCAGAATGACCGCACCGATGGTCGAGTGGATGATCGCACCAATAATCCCTGTAGCGATACTGACGCCGATCTGCGGGAGGATGAGACCGGCAAGAAACGCGCCAACGATACCAACAACGATATTGCCCAAAAGACCAAAGCCGAATCCTTTGACTATCAGACCTGCTAGCCAGCCGGCAACGGCACCAACCAGTAGAATAACGATCAGGCTTTCAATTCCCATGAAGTGTTCCTCATTGTTTTGGCAACCCAACCGACCGATTCGGTCAGTCGCCGCTCGGCGCTGAAGGGCGTTTCATCTATTGATAGACCTATCAGGTTGACCAGGATGTGGGAAGCTGGTGAGGCAGACCTCGATAATTATGGTTTGGTCAAGCACTCGAAACCGTTGCGAGTACTCAGATGGACCAGCAATATGAAGTTCAAGCTTGACATCACGCCCAACCTCACCGCGTTCATGGCGGCCGAGATCAAGACGGGGGAGCGCGCGGTGACAGCGGCCATGCGCGAGGCCGGGACCAGCCTGAAGACAGCCTGGCGCGGGCAGATCACCGGTGCGGGGCTGGGCACGCGGCTGGCACGCACGATCCGTTCTGAGCAATACCCGAACGGTCAGCCCAGCCTGAATGCTGCAGCCCTCGTCTGGTCGAAAGCGCCCGACATCGTCCGTGCCCATGATACCGGACCACTGATCCGCTCGCGCAACGGCTTCTGGCTGACGATCCCGACGGCAGCCGCCGGCAAGTCCCGCCGTGGCGGCCGGATCAGCCCGGTCGAGTGGGAGCGCCGCACGGGTCTGCGCCTGCGCTTCGTTTATCGCCGCTCCGGCCCAAGCCTTCTGGTCGCCGAGGGGCGGCTCAACAAGGGTGGCCGTGCGGTTGCCTCGCGCTCGAAGACTGGTCGCGGCCTGACCACCGTGCCGATCTTTCTGCTGGTCCCGCAGGTCAAGCTGCCGAAACGGCTGGATCTCGACCGTGACACCGCGCGGGCGCATGACAGCCTGCCGGGTCTGATCGTAGCGAACTGGGTGGACGAGCGGTTTGGGTGACGGTTGGGTGCGTCAATGCACATTGGTCAACCCTTCAGAGCGGCGAATCCGATCTGCCTTGCTTTTAAACCGGTGGTCCAAAAGGTAACCTGCCTTGAGGATTGACGTTGAAACGCGCCGTGAAAACCCATGCCGACGACCGCAAGATTGCAACAGGACAACGCCTTTCTGCTGAAAGCCCAGCAGCAGTTTCGGCGGGCAGCAGATGTGGTGACGGAGGCATGGTCGACTTTCCCTGAGGTGATGACGATCGCGGTCATCGGGTCGGTTGCCAGGCCCCTGTGGAAGGAAGTCCCGCGTTTTGCGCCATACCGGCGTCGTGGCATACCGCTCTGGCATGAATGCAAGGATCTGGACCTGGCTCTATGGCTCGATGATTTGACCAATCTTGGCGCGTTGCGGCGCGCAAAGGCAGCGGCGCTCCGAAGGGAGCATGAACAGCAGCCGGACTTTGGCGTTGCGGATCATCAGATCGACATCTTCCTGTTCGAGCCGGGAACAGATGCCTATCTTGGACGCCTCTGCAACTTCAACCGCTGCCCAAAAGGGCGGCCGGAATGCACAGTCCCGGGCTGTGGAACTGTGCCGTTCATGCGCCGGTTTGCGGATTTCTCGGTGTGGTCCGATATCCTCTCGGATGCGGACAACGCGACGCTATACACGCGAGATGGCGGCATCCAGCGTTCGGCCTTGACCCTGGCCGAACCTCTCGACGGTCCGTAATCGTCGCAACTCGCTACCGGCCAAGCTGCGATCTGCATGCCCATCCGCTTTCAGCAACCAAACCCGAGAAGCCCTTCATGCCCTCGACCCGCGAGACGATCCTTGCTGCGCTGACGGCGCAGCTGACCGCGCAGGCCGGGGCGGAGGTCCGGCGCAACGCGACGCTGCCCGAGCGGGTGCCGGCCGAAGGGCTGGTGGTCGTGCGCGACGGCAACCCGGGCGAACCGGACGTGACGCTGAGCCCGTGGCGGGCCTATTACCGGCACCGCGTGGAAATCGAGGCGTTCATGCCGCCGGGGGCGGCGGAAGTGGCGCTCGATGCGCTCATCACCCGCATCGGGGCCGCGCTGGCGCATGATGACAGCCTTGGCGGGCGGGTCGAGCTGATGACGGCCACAGCTCCGGAACTGCAGCCCGTTCCGGTGGAGGGCGGCGCGCCGTTTCTCGCCGCGGCGCTGGCGGTGACGCTGGAATACCAGGTCAGCGACCCGCTGAGCGGGTGAGCGCGCCCAACGGGCGCATTTTTCGAACATCACAGGAGGACCAGCATGGGCAAGCAACGCGCCTATGGCGCCGATGCCACACTCAGGGCGGTGCGCGAGACGCATTATGGCGGGGCCACCACCGGCCCGGTGCGCGCGCTCGATTTCAAGACGGCAGATCTGTCGGCGAGCATCCCGCTTGGCGACGACCCGCTTCTGGGGCGCGGGCGCAACGCGCAGGACCCCTATCGCGGGCTGGTCACCGATGAGGGCCAGCTGGAGATCCCGTTCGATCTGCAGGGCACCGGCTGGTGGATGACGGCGCTGTTCGGCGATCCGCAGACCACGCCACAGGCGGCAACGGGGCGGATCACCTTTGCGGACAATCCCGCGCCGGGCGACACGCTCACGCTGAACGGGATCACCTGGACCCTTGTTGCGGGCGTGGCTGCCGGCGACGAGACGGAAATCGGCGCCACGCTGGCCGATACGCTCGCCGCGCTTGCCGCGGATCTCAACGCCACCACCGATCCCTCCATTGCGGTCGCGAGCTACACGGTCGAGGACGACACGGCGCTGGTGATCACCCATGATACCACCGGCCCGGACGGCAACGCCTTTACGCTGGACGCCTCAGTTGCACAGCGCGCCTCCCCAACGCTAACCGGCGGCGGCTACCGCCATGTCTGGCGCAGCGGGGCCGACAGCATCCCGTCCTTCCTGATCGAGATCGGGCACCCGAAGCTTACGAACCCGGTCTTTTTTCGCCATGCGGGCGCGGTGCTGGAGGAGCTGTCGTTTCAGATGGGCCAGGAAGGGCCGGCCAATGCCACCGTCTCGGTCGTGGCGCAGGGCGAAGAGACCGCGAGTGCGACGCTGGACGCAAACCCTGCCGCCTTTGCGCTGCGCCGCTTCAGCCAGGGGCGCGGGCGCAT